AGCAGTCTGGTCTGTGGAGTCCTGAAACGCTCCGTAAGGCGTAGAATCAGCTTCAGCAGCATTAGACACAGGAACCAAGAATATCAGGCTGTCAAAGCCTATACGCTCGTCATAGAGGGTAGTTGTCGTGGCATTTCCTGTGGCTAACGTAATCCGACCCGTATTATTGGTCTTTCCGTCCATAACCCCACGAACCACCTCAGAAACCTGACGAGGATCTCCTCCAAATGGCGGTAATGTACGAAACTGAGTCATCGGTTACCCTGTTTAACAACATCAAACTCTAAGCCAACAGCAGTTTTCCAGTTAGAACCAGTAGGAGTCAGTCTTAGTCGATGATACTCACCGTTAGACCTCAAGCTCACACGGTTTTCTGCGTCTGGAGACACATCTGAGCCAAATTCCACTTGTTCAGCAAGATTATCCCGGCTAGAAACAGCGATAGAACCGCTACCATTGTCCACAATCGGCTTGGCTAGCATGATCGTAGACCTGCCTACATCAATATCACCCGTTGATATGTTCGCAGTCTTAGGTTGACCTGAGAAAGCAATGATCTTTTGACCGCTAACACCAGCAAATAGTAGCTGACCACCAGCAAAAACACGCGAATCCAATGGAATATCAAGCGCATCAATGCTTGAGTTGTAGTTATCTACCTGCTCTAACGTAGCGGAAGGCGTTAATACATAAGCAATTGACGTTGCTGTAGTCTCTGCGTATGACCATTTGTTAAGGTCAATCGAGTACAGCAGCATATTCTTACCGCCAAACGTATTATTAAACTTCCATATTACTAATTTATTAACTGGATCAACTGTTGCGCTCATTTCAGTCTGGATTTCACTGGGAATGGCGTTATCAAAGAACCAGCGATTTACCTTTTCGCTACCTATGTTCTTGGTTGACTGACCATCACAGACATAAAAGCCATCGTCTGCAAGGAAATACGTTAGATTGCCGTACTGTGCAATAGATCCGTTAGAAATACAGCCTAAAGACCGTGAAATAGCGTCAAACTGGAAAAAGAATGGTGAGCCTGTATAGCTCATCCGGTAGATAGCACGTTCCAAGAAGATTAAACCGTACTCACCACCAGCCAAACCAGTAATGTCACCACCGTCAGGAAGAATCTGTGTATCGGCCTGAGATGCAGCGCCCGGTGTCCAGTCTGTCTCGTCATTGAGATCCGACCAGTAAACCTTACTAGTGTCAGTTCCATCGTTAGCAGCAACCACAAAGTCACGGACAACAGTTACATATTTTGCAATAGGCGCACTAGCAGATAAGTCAGCAAAATTAGTTGATGAATTCAGTGTCCATGATTGCAACTTATCCTGACCATTAGCCAGAATCATCTTTGCGCCGAACTGAGTTACATCCCATCCTTCAACTGCCGTATATCCAGTAGTCGTAGCCGCATCTAAACTAGCATCAGCACTATCAAACTTATAAATCTGGGTTGTACTAGCTGCAAACAATGTACTAGCACCACCAAACTTGCCAGCAAAGGTAATGATTAGATTAGCACCAGCAGCATCAGAGTAATCAGCTTCACTTTTAATAGGTGCATATCCATTAGCAACTGGATAACAGTTCTTTGCGTCTGTTACTGCACCTGTTACGCCGGGTTGATCTGGCAACCACTCACCGAATAGAATCTTTTGCATGGTTAGTCCTGATTAGCGGAAGATGGCTACATTTACGTATTGCATATCGGTATTTGATCCACCTTGGTTAAAGGTTGCAAGTCTTGCCGCGCTCGTTGAAGGGGCTTGGTATGCAGGAGCGTTAAAGAAATTTCCTCCACCAGTAGTAACGTTCGTATTTCCAGTGGCTTCAATGGCATAATTCGCGTCACTAATAGCCGTAGTAAAGTTGACGGTGTAATCCCCAGTACCACTATCCGTTATAGACGATACGTTACCACTGGCTCTAATTGCAACAGTTCCAGTACCGTTAAAATTAACCCAAGCTCTACAAGCATACGCTGTAGCTACAGAGCCATAACCGGAGTTAAATGAAAAGTTACCGCTTGAGGATATAGAGGCTACATCTGCTGTCGTAGCGCCACTATTACCAACACCAATACGAACAGTACCGTCAGGGGAAGAAGGCTGATAAATAGTAAAGTTATTTGTAGCCGTTACAGACTGCCCAACTTGTACATTGTTCGTCTTTAATGTTGACATTTAAATCCCCAATGCTGCTTTGATCTCGTCAGGTGTTGCTGCTGCGTCAATACTTGTTTGGATAGCTGCGTACTTGTCACGGATAGCCTGACGAGCCGCTTCTGCACCTTCTGTACCCGGTATCTGCTTGGCTATAGCTTCGTCGTAAGGCTTGAATTCTTCAGCCCTAGCAGCACGACGCATATCGTGACCAATGTTCTTAGCTTTAGTTAAGTCGATTACGAGACCCATGACCATGCTCCACGAAATGTACGATCTGAAGGAATATCCGCTACGTCTACGATCTCGTAAGGCTTACCTGCTGGTACGTCCTTAGCAGCGATTTCTTCAATGGTTAAGCCACACTCAGCGGCTGGAACTATGACAGCAACACCGCCGTCATCTGTTGGGTAAATAATTCTCTGGCTCATAATTACTCCTTGTTATCGAAAAACGGCTATGTTGTATTGTTCTGCATCGAAGAAGGCTGATGGCGAAGATGAAGTAATTCTTACTGAGCCTGTTGCCGGAGTAAACGTATTACCCGGAGTATTTGCAGTAACACCAGAAAGATTTCTGCCGACAGACCCAACTACTGAATAATTAGCATCACTCATTGCTGTCGTAAAATTAACCGTATAGTCACCTGTACCGTTATCCGTAATACTCGACACATTACCACTAGCACGAATAGCGACTGTACCTGTGCCGTTGAAGTTGACCCATGCTCTAGCTGCATACAATGGTGCTGATCCATTAGGCTCTGGAAATGAAGCCGTACCAAATGTCTGCGCTCCGGAAAACGTCTTATTTGATAGCGTTTGAGTAGCGTCAGTTCCAACTGCCGTAGTATTTGCATCAGGCAGCGTTAAGGTGCGATTAGAAGCCGTACTAGGCTCCTGCAATAGTACGCTACCACCACCAGATGAATTTAGTTTTAATGACATAGTTAACCAATCATCAAAGCATTACGTAAGGGTTGGTTACTCATGGTTGTCCTTGTTAACGGAAAAAGGCAAGTTGCAACTGGGATGTATCCGTAAGAACTCCAAGACCCTCAAGATGAGCAAATCTAAAAGATGTTGTTGTCATAGTACTATTATTATTGGCAGGTACATCAACCGAATTATTTGACGAAATACTTACTGCATAATTCGCATCAGCCATAGCCACAGTAAAGTTGACTATGTACAGCCCAGTTCCATCATCCGTAATAGAACTCACATTCCCAGACGCTCTGATAGCTACCGTACCCGTACCATTAAAGTTCACCCAAGCCCTAGCACCATAGATAGGAGCAGATCCACTTTGAGCGCCACTCAACTCAGCAGCGGTAATAGAGGCATCAGGCAGACCACCTGCCGCTAGTCCTGTAATCGTCCCATCTCCGCTTAATGTCATTGGCATCTTATTGCCTCATCCAATTATCAGAACCTGCGTTTACATTCGTCCAAGTATTTGACCCGGCAGGAACCTCTGTCCATGTGTCACTACCTGTTCCTACATTCGTCCATGTGTTACTACCTGCTGATTGCTCAGTCCAATTAGTTTCTTCAGGAGTTAAATCCGACCACTCCTCACCAATTATCTGACCATTCGCAGTTAATGTTGCCAGAGCATTAATGTAACCAATGCCTGAGAATATCGCATTACCAGCACAAGTTACTGTGGCAATCCCATTAACTGACGCATTGCCTTCATAAACAACACCACCAATAGCGCTAACTGTCGCAGTACCAGTGATAGATCCAGCACCAAATGTAATCCTAATCCCGGTTGCTGTAACCGTTGCTGTACCATTTATTACAGCATTGCCAAATTGTACTCTTGTTGCATTAGCACTAACAGTAGCAGTTGCATTTACTGCCGCTACACCACTGAATATTGCTACACCGTCAGCAGTTACTGTTGCATTGCAAAATATTGTTCCAACACCAAAATTTAAGAT